ATACTTTGCGATCGGATATCGTCTACGCTTTACCGATGGCACCTATCGATATGTCTGGCGTCACAAAGGCACCTTCCGGCTCGATGAAGAAAGCGCCAAAGCACAAGACAGTTCCACGGACACCAACAATCACAAACTGATTTTTACCGGGATTACCACGAAGTTCCGCTTCGAACTTCCGGACACCAGTAAAAAACCTGGGAAGCAACTCGTCGTGGATGCCCGGGATGGGAAAGCAGATGTCACCGGTTGGTTTACCCAGGTCGTAACGCCGGAGAATTTAACGGTGATTACACCGACTCCTTAATGTGGTGAGTGTATGAAATCAAGCATTTCGTTAACGATTTACGATGAAACGGATGAAATCCTCGCGGAGTTTACTGAAAGTCGAATCCGCTGGGGAATCATCGAAGATGTGGTGGATCTCTCAGAGAAGCTCGCAGGAAAATCTGAGCGTGAAGCGATTCAAGCGATGGGGACCTTCATCCAATTGGTCTTCCCAAAATTGACAAAAGAGCTGTTGCGTCAAGCGGATGTGAATGACATCAAACGATGCATCCAACAAATCGTCAATCTTGTCAAAAACATCGAAGGAACCTCCGAAAAAAACGTGGAAACGGTGAAGACTCTTTAGCAAATGCTGAAGAATCTTCACCTCTGTCCGAAATCCTCTTTGAACTCGTGTTGAACCTCTGTAAGGCGTTTCCTGCATTGGATCCTTTCCGACTTCGCAAAAGGGAAGCCGACGAAGTCATTCTCCTTATCAACAAACTCTCGCGCCAGGGACGCAAGAAACCAGGTTCTCCCGAGAGTGCGAAGCAACGAAAGAAAGTCTATGCGGATCAAGTGAACTGGTTCTAGAAAGGGCGGTGGATGAAGATGGCGGATGAAATCTTAGGTGGGAAGTGGACACTCGATACAACGGACCTCAAAGCCGGGCTCACCGAAGCCAATCGCTTAATCCGGATTGCGGACTCCGAGTTCAAAGCCGCTGCCGCGAGTATGGGAACCTGGGGTGAACATGCCGACGGACTCAGTGCTCGAATCAAAAGCCTCTCAACCATTGTCGACATCCAGGAACAAAAGGTTCGAGCTCTCAAAGAACAACATCAACAAGTCTCTGAAGTCTATGGGAACAATTCGAAAGCCGCCCAGGATCTTGAGGTATCGATCAATCGCGAATCCGCTTCCCTGAATCGCAACAAACTCGAGCTCGATGAGACCCAAACCGCCCTCACGAAACTGAAGGATGGTTCGGAGAATCTCGCGAAACAAAAAGAAACCTTGAAGAAGAAAACCGATGAGCTCACTTCCTCGATGAATGAACTGGGTAAGAAAGCCCTTGTCGCCGTGACGGCGGCCGCAGCGGCTGCAGGTGCAGCGATCCTGAAATTGATGAGTGATGCCGGGCACTTTGCGGATGATCTCATCACCCTCTCCAATAAAACCGGAATCTCTGTCCAACAATTGCAAGAGTTGGACTATGCGGCGCGCTTTGTGGATGTGTCGGTCGAAACCATGACCGGATCACTGAACAAGATGACCAGGACGATGGATGATGCTCGCGATGCACTTGCAACTGGAAAACTCAATGACCAAGCAGCTGCGTACAAAGAACTCAACGTTCAGATTACCAATGCGGATGGATCGCTTCGAAACAACAAAGCCGTCTTCTACGAGGTGATCGATGCCTTAGGTAAAGTCACCAACGAAACCGAACGAGACGCCTTAGCCATGCAGATCTTTGGGAAGAGCGCGACGGAGTTGAATCCACTGATCAAGGCAGGATCAACCGAGCTCAGTCGCTTAGCCCAAGAAGCGCACCAGGTTGGGGCGATTGTCAGCAATGAAGGTGTAAGTGCTTTGGGACAATTTGACGACAACATGGAGACCCTGAAAGCCTCCACGCAAGGCTTGTTGAATGAAGCCCTGGCGCAACTTACCCCGGTGATTAATGATTTGGTGACTCAACTGAAAGACAACATGCCCGCGATCATCGAAGCCATTCAAGGTTTCATCACCTTTACGATTGAGAATGGACCCTCGATTGTCGCTGCTATCGGGGGGATTGCAGCCGGACTTGCAGCATGGAATGTGGTGACCATGATTCAGGGATTAATCACGATGGTCAAAGGTTGGCAAACCGCTACCGAAGGGATGAGTGCCGCCCAAGCCCTACTGAATATCGTGATGGCCGCCAATCCGATAGGAATCATTATCACCCTTGTCGCTGTTCTTGTTGCGGGGATCCTCATCCTCTGGAATACCAATGAGGACTTCCGTAATGCCGTGAAGAAAATCTTTGAGGGAATCCTATCGACCATCAGTGAGGTGGTAGGGAAGATCGTGACTTTCTTTACCAAGACCATCCCCGAAAGCCTCGTAAAAGTTGGGGATTGGTTCAAGGACATTGGTTCCAACATCGTCGAAGGAGTATGGAATGGTATTCAAGGCATGACCTCATGGATCGGAGATAAAGTCGGTGGCTTCTTCTCTGGGATCATCGACGGGGCAAAGGATCTATTAGGGATCCGATCGCCTTCCAAAGTCTTCGCGGGGATTGGAGAGAACATGGCACTTGGCTTAGGATCAGGATTTAGTAGCGAGATGAAATCGATCAATGCGGATATTCAAAAGGCCATTCCGACATCCTTCAATGCGAGTGTTCAACCGAGCAACTTCGCTTCTGCAGCAACCGGTTCGAGCGGACCGTCGATTCAACTGACTCAAAACATCGTATCGTCGAAAGCCCTCTCTGCCTATGAAGTCTATCGCCAAACGAAAAACGCCAGTCAAGTTTTGGCGGTCGCTTTGAGCAAGGGAGGTTAAGACATGATCCAACTTCAATACATCAATGCGAAGCAACAATCTCTCGACCTCGGGGAAGGCAGTGACTTCTCATTGATCGATTTTACCGGCATCACGCCCCCCAAAGCCAACATCCAAATCCAAGCCATCGCAGGCTTTGATGGCGCAACCTTTGTCAATGCGTCGGTGAATCCACGCAATCTGGTCCTCACACTCCAACTTCAGGGAGAGGTGGAAGCCAACCGCCAGAAACTCTACGATGTTTTCAAAATCAAGCAGAAGGGGACGTTGATTTATACCTCTGATCGGATCGAGGCACAGATCGAAGCCTATGTCGAAGCGCTGGAAATCCCTCCGATGAGTTGGCCAGTCAAAGCGCTGATTTCCTTGCTTTGTCCTCAACCCTACTTCGAAGCCCTACAAGACATCTTGACGGACATTTCTTTCATCGAATCAACCTTCACTTTTCCACTTCAATTCACCGACGTAGGCATTGAGATGGGGATTGTGATTCCCTCTGAAGTGGTCAACCTCGTTAATCCCGGAGACATATCCGTTGGGATGAAGATCCGCTATAGTGCCAATGGGGAAGTCGTGAACCCGAAACTCATCAATACCCAAACCTTGGCGTTCATCGAGGTTCAAACGACGATGTTGGCGGGGGATGTACTGACGATTACAACGGATGTTGGCAAGAAACACATTGAGCGCTTACGAGGCGGAGAAGTTACCAACCTCTTCAATGCTTTAGCGTTGGGATCCACCTTCCTGCAGTTGGAAGAAGGAGACAACGTCCTTTACGCCACCAGCAGCAGCGGTTCTTCTTCGCTGTTTACAGAGATTACCTTTCGACCTAAATACAGCGGGGTATAGCCAATGGAACTACTGATCTATAATACACAACTTGACTTGATTGGAATTCTCGATACCGCGACTGATGTGATATGGCATCGTGTCTTTCATTCTTGTGGGGACTTTGAAATCCATGTTTCAGCCACACCGGAAGCCATTGAGTTGCTTAAGATGAATCATCTGGTGACGAAGAAGGATGCGCTCGAATTTGGAATTATCGAAACCCTATCGCTGGAACAAAACGAAGCTGGGGATAACTTAAAGATTACAGGACGATTTGGATCCAGTATCCTCGATCGACGGATCCTTTTTGAGACACATACCTTCAATACAACCGTTGAAGAAGCCATGCGAAGCTTAGTCAGTGCATGTTGCATAACCCCGACAATCTCGGACCGAATTATGCCTGAAATTGAACTTGGACCGTTTATGGGTTTCATCGATATGACTCAGTTTCAAGCGACCTACAAGAATCTCTTGTCTACCCTAAGAAGCCTGTCCGAAACCAGTGGTCTTGGTTTCCGGGTTCGCTTCATTCCAAGTGACAAGAAATTCCGCTTTGAAGTGATGAAACCGTTGGACCGATCCTTCTTGCAGAGTGAGAATCCTCGCTTTATCTTCAGTAATGATTATGACAATCTACTGACTTCAACCTATCATGAAAATGCGCAAGCAACTTCCAACCTTGCTCTCGTTGGTGGAGAAGGGGTCAAAGAAGATCGAACGTTGATTCTCGTCGGGAGCGAAAGTGGCTTGGGACGTCGCGAAGTCTTCGTAAATGCGAAAGACATTCGCATTGAGGACGGAATGAGCGCAGAGGAATATGAATCCCTATTAGCGCAAAAAGGTATTGAAGCCTTGACACCAACGGTGGAAACCTTTGAAGGATCGGTTCTCCCCAATGGCAATGGTACCTATAAAGTTGACTATGACTTAGGGGACATCGTGACCATCGAAAATAGCCGTTGGGGCAAACGGATCCATGTCCGGATCACAGAGATCACCGAGGTTGAAGATGCCAATGGAAGTTCTGTTCTCCCGGTCTTTGGCCAAGTATCGAGAGTACATTCATTGAACGAACCTGATACATCAGAATCCGGAACAAGCGGGTCACCCACCCTGACTCCCAATCGAGTCGTGATTTCGGATGGATCAGGAAACCTTGTCGCCGGATTCACTTCATCAACGGAGGTAGGGTATCTTGCTGGAGTAACCTCAGCGCTTCAATCGCAACTCAACAACCTTTGGAATCTGATCTATCCCGTCGGTGCCTTGTACCTAAGTGTGGTTTCTACAAGCCCAGGGATTCTCTTTGGTGGTACGTGGGTGCAGATTTCGGACAAATTCTTGTTGGCCGGTGGATCGACGTATAGTCCAGGATCCAGTGGTGGATCCGCAGCCCATACGCATACCTCACCTTCACATTCCCATGAACTTGCAGCACACAGTCATAGTTCAGCCGCGCACAGTCATAGCGTTGCAGCTCATAATCACAGCTCGGCCGCGCATACGCATGTCGTTCCGGCTCACAACCATACCCTCGTTTCAGGCTACGCCTTGATTCGTGGGAACACCGGGTACATCTACAATCGTCAAAAGTCCGTATCTCCGGTTTGGACCGAGACTAATAAGAACGCTGGAGCTTGGTCAACATCCTCTGCAACCAATGGTGCTGCGACCGAACTGGGTGGATCCACCGACAATACCAGTTTATCGACCGATTCAACTACACCAGGCAATACGGGTTCGACTGCGATGAACACCGATGCGACGACTCCAGGGAACACAGAATCCATTGCCCTAACGACGGATGCGACAACACCAGGATCCACTGGCAGCACCTCGAATCTGCCTCCGTATCTCTCTGTCTATGTTTGGAAGCGTACTGCGTAAGGAAGGTGAGTTGAAACATGGCTCTACGAAGTGGATTCTTCAATAGTGTCGCCGGCGATCGACTGTACTCGGCAGCGGAGTTCGCGGAATACTTCGCAGCCTTCATTGGGAGCGGGGTTTTCCCTGAACCTAGTACAAGTTTGAAGATCGAAGTCACGACCGGTCTGACGCTTAAAATCAAGGCAGGGAAAGCCTGGATCAATGGTTATTTCTTGATCAATGACGCAGACTTTACCGAGATCATTCCAGTGGATGCGGTATTAAATCGCATCGATCGATACGTCGTTCGACTGCAGTTTGCCTCTAGGATTATGACGATTGTACGCAAGGAAGGCGTGGCAGCGTCGAGTCCGGTCGCACCGAGTGTTACGCGGGATGCGGAAAGCATCGAGCTCTCCTTAGCGCTGATTCAAGTCAACGCCGGGGTAAGTTCGATCTCGGCTGGAAACATCACGGATACGCGCGCCGATGCAA